AATTAAATCATTTTTAGGTACAATAACGGTGAGTATAACATGACAACTTATTCAGAATTACAAACACAAATTAGAGATTATACAGAGACATCTAGTGATGTTTTAACAGATGCTATTCTTAATGATTTTATTGAACATGCAGAAAAACGTATATTTAGAGATATTGATTTAGATGTATACAGGTCTTATCAATTTGCTAGTCTTACTCAAGGAAACTCTTTTGTTACATTACCAGGTGCTAATACAGGTCAATTAGCCTTTATTCGTTCGGCTCAAATATACCCTGCCGCAGGCACACCCACACGTACATATCTGGAACAAAAAGATATTTCGTACATGAATGAATATTGGCCAGATAGGACATCTCAAGCACAACCAAAATACTATGCAATGTGGGATCAAGACACAATATATCTTGCACCTACACCAAATTCCAATTATAATATTGAATTAGCTTTGAACAAGCAGGAGACAGGATTATCCTCAACCAATACTACAACTTGGGTGAGTACAAATGCTCCAAGAGTTCTTTTATATGCTTGCATTTCGGAGGCATATAAGTTCTTAAAAGGCCCTGATAATCTTTTAGCTTTCTATGAACAAGGCTATCAACAAGCACTACAAGGCTTGCAACTTGAACAACAAGGTAGAAGAAGACGTGACGAATATCAAGATGGTGTTCTCCGACTTCCTCTTGAATCGAAACAACCATAAGGAGATAAAAAATGGCAATATCGTCTGCAATATGCAACACTTTTAAGAGAGATCTTTTAAAAGGTAAGCATGATTTTGACTCGTCTGGTGGAGATACCTTCAAGATTGCATTATATACTTCATCTGCAAGCTTAGGAGCAACTACAACAGACTATGCAACTACTAACGAAATAACAAACACATCTGGTTCTGCTTACACAGCAGGAGGCAAAGCTTTAACTAATAACGGTGTAACAGGGAGTTCTTCAGCAACAACAGCTTTTGTTGATTTTGCGGATGCTCAATTTACATCAGCTAGTTTTACAGCAAACGGAGCATTAATTTATAACACCACAACTGATGGTGGCTCTGGTACAACAGATGCAGTTTGTGTATTAGCATTCGGTGGTGACTTCACAGCATCAAACGGTACGTTTACTGTGCAGTTCCCAGCAGCTAATACAAGTGATGCTATCATAAGAATTTCGTAGGGGGACTAAATGGCTTTAGTCCTCAACGATCGTGTTAAAGAAACCACGACTACAACTGGCACAGGAGCAATAACGCTCGCTGGTGCTGTTTCTAGTTTTGAAACTTTTGCTGCGGGTGTTGGTAATAGTAATACAACGTATTATGCTATCGTACATCAAACAGCCAATGAGTTTGAAGTAGGTCTTGGTACACTTAACGGCGATAGTTCAACAATAACAAGAACGACAGTTATATCTAGTTCAAACAGTGATTCTGCTGTAAACTTTTCTTCAGGTACAAAAGATGTATTCTGTACATTTCCTGCAAGTAAAACCATGGATATGGTATTAACAGGCCAAGGAGATTTAGCTTACGCTTCTGCAGCAAATACACCTGCACGTTTAGGTATAGGATCTGCTGGTCAAGTATTACAAGTTAACGCTGGTGCAACAGCTCCAGAATGGGCTTCATCAAGTGGTGTTAGTGCTGGCTTCGTAATTGCAATGTCGGTGGCACTCTGATACAAGGATATATATGGCACAAGATTTTGAAAACGCAAAAGCAAGAAATATAGGAACCTCAGCTTCTACTATTCTTACAGCTAACTCTGATGATGCAGTTATTGGTATTCGTGTTGCTAATGTTGTAACACAAACAATACAAGTAGACGTATATATCAGCAGTGGTGGTAATGATTACTACCTGGCTAAAAACGTAAGCATTCCTCAAGGATCTAGTATGGAATTTATTGATGGCGGTGCAAAAGTGAATTTATTAACGGGAGACGCTGTAAAGGTGGAAAGCGATACAGCTAGTTCAGCAGATTGTTGGTTATCTTATATTGACAGCATAAGCACGTAAGGAGATTAAATGGGTTATATTGGACCAAAAAATAGTGATCAGTTTAAATCCATGTCTACACAGACAATTACAGGTGATGGATCGGCAACAACATTTACCTTAAATACACCTGTAGCAAATTCGTCAGAAATAAGATTTGTCGTTAATAACGTCGTACAAAAACCAGATGTTGATTACACAGCAAGTGGCACACAATTATCTACAGGCTCAAATGTATTGGCAGGTTCAGATGCAGCGTATGTTGTAAATGTAGGAGCTGCCGTTGGATCACAAACTCCAGATACAGGTAGTGTTGATCATACTGCGATTAACCCAAGCTTTAATGGTATGTATTTAAATTTAGCAACAATTACTTCAACAGTAACAATAACAGCAACACAAAATGCTTTTGTGGCTGGACCAGTTAATTACACTGGAACAGTAACAGTAGCAGGGACATTAACGGTAATATAATGGGAACTTTATTCGTAGATAAATTAGATCCACAATCAGGAACATCTTTAGAGCTTGGTAGTTCAGGGGACACCATGACGGTGCCTTCAGGCGCTACGTTCAATGTAGCTGGGACATTACAAAGTGGAGGAGCTGCTATTGCAAATACTCCATACTTTGAAGCTAAAATGTCTGCTACTCAAAATTTGACAGATGATACATGGACAAAATTAAATTACAATACAGAAATATTTGATTCTGCTTCTGCTTATGACACTTCTAATTATAGATTTACACCACAAACAGCAGGAAAATATTTTTGCTATTTGATGGTAGTTTTCGATGCACAAGGAGTAGATAGATTTCATTCTGCAAGAGCAGGAATTTATAAAAACGGAAGTGGATATAAAGAAGATTATTATGACAATTACGATAATTATTATGGTTACGCAACAACTGGAACTATATCAACGGTTATAGATTTTAATGGCAGTTCGGATTACATAGAGCCATACGGTAGATTCAACGTTACAACCAGTCAAGGCAGAATAAATAGTGACACTAACTCAATCTTTGGAGCATATAAGTTAATAACATGATAACAATTTTAAAAGGAGGTCTATATGGCAAGTCTATCAACTAAAGTTAAGCTTTATTGTACCGCGAACAGCAAAACGGCTGATTTCGGTTCACAAGGCAATGTATCTTTACAGGATGACTCTGACGGTAAAGGCCCGTACATAGCGAGCTGGAGTGTAGATGGTTTAACAAAACCAACTGATGCACAATTAGCAGCACATGATACGGCTGGCGATACTGAAGAGACAAACAATCTTGTAAGAAGTACAAGAAAAGCGGCTTATGGTGATATCGGCGATCAGCTGGACGAAATTTACAAGGATATTGATGCTTGGAAAGTTCGAATTAAAGCGGTCAAAGATGCTAACCCTAAGTCTTAAAGGAGACATAATTGAGTAAGATTCAAGTAGATACTATTGATACTAGATCTGGTACGTCTACCATGCAAATTGGTAGCACAAACACGTCTACAATCACGTTAGGGGTTTCAGGCGATACGATAAACGTGCCGTCAGGGGTGACCTTTGCTAACTCTGGTACAGCTACGGGCTTTGGTGGAACTAATACTAATCTTTTTAGAGCATATAGAAATGGTAACCAAACTATAAATCATGGCACTGTAACTAAAGTTGAATTAAATGCAGAAAGTTTTGATATAAACTCAAAGTTTGACCCATCAACAAATTATAGATACACCCCTGCTTCTACTGGATATTACTATCTCTCTGCTACTGTTAATTTTACTCCTAATGATTCTGGTAGTGACCGCTTGAGGAGGGGATATTTACATATATATAAAAATGGCTCAACATTAGTAAGAAGTAATCTAAAATATTTAGATGGTGGTGACCCAATAATAAGAGATTTAACTTTAACTATTAATACCATAGATAATTCTACAAGTGCTAGTGATTATTATGAAGTATATGCTGAAGCAGATAATCCTAATGGAGCTAATAACTGTGCAATACAAGGCGGAACAAATTATTCATATTTTACAGGATATAAATTAATAACATGAGCACCCTAAAAGTAGACACGATACTCAAGAGAACGGGCACTGGCACGATAACCGTGGGCCAGTCAGGGGATACCATTAGTATTCCTTCAGGGGCTACGCTTAGTGTTGCAGGATCAACATCAGGTATTACCAATACTCCTTTAGTTCAAGCAGGATTTTCTAGTTCTTCTCAATCAATTTCATCTGGGGCAGACACAGAAATTGTT